AAGAGTGGTAATGATCTTCTGTCTGACTTGAACGCAACGGATTACTTTTCGAGAGGGGTGGCACTCGGGTATGTCATGGGAGCGTTTGATGTTGGGCAAGGGTTCTTGCATTGCCCGCCGTCGCATGTAACAGCGGGGCAGGTTCAAGACATGATCCGGAACTACCTCACCAACACACCAGCAGAACGGCACCTGTCTGCTGATAGCTTGATCAACAGAGTGCTTAAAAGCGTATGGCCTTGTAAGGCTACAGGCAGGGGGATTTGACAGACTAAAGACGTTGTAGGACACTCTCGTCACCTATCGGCTTGGTAACCCGGTAGGCAGTCACCAACGGACAGCCGAACCCTTAAGCAGGGGCGGGCTTCGTCAATGCAAAGTAGAAGAGCGTTGGAGTCTTCTGCCAAGCGGCAAACCAAGCCTAAAGCCCTATCTCTGCTTAAGGGTTTTTTGTTTTGGGCCGCATACAACTACGAAAGGTTTGTATGGACAATGGCCTGAGATCTCCCAAGATCGCCATCCGCGATCTAAAGCAAGCTGACAACCCGAAGTACGCAGTTTTCATGCGCACCCCGTCTGGAACGGCTGCGCGGTTTGTGTACTTGCACGACACCCTTGAGTCAGCGATTGAATGTTGCCGAGAGTACGCAGCTAGAGTTGCTGGCACTGGGCATCAAGACTTCACCTATTACGCTGTAGAGATCAAGCACCGTGTTGGTATTGAACACGGCAAGCCTGTTGATTTGTCTATGAAGTAAACCTTTCCGGCAGGTAGCCGGACGTACTCCGCACGATAGTAAGACTGTATCCCGAGGGCGCGGAAGAAAAGGGATAGCGGTAAGGGTGCGAAAGCACACCCGGTGCAAATCCGTAAGAATCCGCCGACTGGTCGAATCCCCAAGTCGAGGGCATAGCGAAAGCTAGCATGGGGATCCCGCAAGGGCCGTGAAACCTGACCCCCTTTTATCTCACAGGCTGTGGGGTAGGGGGTCTTTACCGTGAAATTAGTTAAAACCTCTATACAAAGCCCCGGGCGTATGAAAAGCTTAGACCTTGCAGAGAAGGCGATGTTAGATGCAGTAAGGTTGATGGAGGAGTACCCCATCAGAGCTAAGTTTGCTAAAACGATAGTCGCTCTCAGACTAGCGTTAGAGGAGATAGAGCGTGAGAGATTACAAGCAAGAGTACAAGACTCAGACAGAGCGAGGTGAGCACGACAACCGGATGGAGAGGCAGCGTGCTCGCCGGGAGTTAGATAAGAAAGGTGTTGCCCGCAAGGGCAAAGATGTATCCCACGTTGTAGCGTTATCGAAAGGAGGCAGGAATAAAGATGGGATAAAACTACAAGCACCGTCTAAAAACCGTAGCTTTAAAAGAAAACGGGACGGGTCTATGAAGTAAGACTGAAGAGGACTAAGAGGCGTAAATGATTCCGGAATTCTCTGGACAGACTGCCAGAGCTAAGTGTCCATTCTGCTCGGCAGAAAGAAAGAAAAAGAACTTAAAAGAACTATCGCTTACCCGGCAACCAGATGGGGCAGTTCTGTACTACTGTCACCACTGTCTTGCTAACGGGTCAGTGCAGACGGAAAAAACTGAAAAGACTGAAAAACAGGAGAGAAGCTTGCTAGCCGTTCCAGCAAAACAGATTCTCAATCAAGAACTAGAACAGAGACACTACGATTACCTCGCCAAGCGAGGTATCTCAAAACAAACCGCAGACAAACTAAAACTCTTCGCCAGCCGGAAGTACTTTCACAGGTTAGAAAGGGAAAGCGAATGTATAGGCTTTCCTTACTTCCGTGACGGTTCATTAGTTTCTGCCAAGTACAGATCCATACCGGACAAGGATTTCACTCAGGAGTCGGGTGGTGCTCATGACTTCTTCGGGCTTAACCTTGTAGACCCTACTAAACCTCTAGTGATTGTTGAAGGTGAGATAGATTGTTTATCGGCTATCGAGGCAGGGATCGAGAACGTAGTAAGTGTCCCGGGTGGTGCTCCGCAACAGGTCAGTGCTGGCAAGGTCAGCCCGGCAGAAGACAAGAAGTTTGCTTTTGTCTGGAACGCGAACGAGATCCTGTCGAAAGTACCGTATGTAGTGCTGGCGACCGATCAGGACGGACCCGGGCAGGCCCTAACGGAAGAGCTAGCTAGAAGGATCGGGAAAGATAAATGTCGCGTTTGTAAGTTCGATAAAAAGGATCTAAATGAAGTACTCACCAGTGAAACGTCATTGGACCCGAAAGAAGACGTACGAGAAATCGTACGAGGTGCAACACCATACCCAGTCTCAGGACTTAGTGATGCAAGAGTTTTTGAGAACCGGCTTAATGACCTTTTCACCAAAGGTTCCGGATCGGGGTTCTCAACCGGGTATCCTTCGCTAGACAAAATCTACACCGTCGCTCCGGGACAACTTACAGTCGTTACCGGTTACCCATCATCCGGTAAGTCCAACTTCGTAGATCAGTTGATGGTGAACCTCGCCCAATCGGCAGACTGGAAGTTCGCCCTGTGCTCGTTCGAGAACCCGCCAGAGATCCATATCGCTAGGTTGATGGAGATCTACAGTAAAAAGCGCTTTTATTCAGGTCACAACCAGATGGCCGGGCAGGAAAAGAAAGAAGCATTTAACTTCGTACAAGAACACTTCTTATTCATAGACACTAACGGGGAAGAACCTAGCACCCTACAGAGCATTTTAGAAAGGGCTAAGTCTGCCGTACAGCGGATAGGAATCCGTGGACTTGTAATTGATCCTTACAACTACATAGACCTCGACCGGGGAACGAAGTCGGAGACGGAAGCTATCTCTAATATGCTTACGCAGGTTCGTAAGTTCTGTATGGCGAACGATGTCCATACATGGTTCGTCGCTCACCCTTCCAAGATATCTAGGTCCGGGACGGACCAGCCTAGACCAGATGGGATGTCGATATCTGGCAGTATGGCGTGGTGGGCAAAAACAGACTGTGGTCTTACTGTCCACCGACAAGAGGATGTAGAGATAGCAGTCTGGAAGTGCAGGTTTAGATGGGTTGGCACTCAGGGAGAGACCTCCCTAAAGTACAACCCCATCAGCGGAACGTACGAAGAAAACCTAGACCGCTTCTGACTTCCATTCACCTTTCAGCCAGCGCCGTAGATCTGCCACGCGGTAACTCCTAGTCCTGCCGATTACAACGGGGGGCGGCGCTACCCCCAGCTTGATCCATCGTCTTAAGGTTTGGCTCCCCACAAATACCAAGGGGGATGGATTCTTTTCATGATTTACAACGTAGCACTCACGGAGTAAATGCGAGTCCCGCAGATGGTCAAACCAATCAGCCGCGTCAATATTGAACCGATTTACTTTAAGCATGGCAGGCTCCATAAAAAGTAGTGGAGGCCCAAAGATACGCAAACGGAAAGCGTGCTGCTTAACGCGACATTTTTATGACCCTACACCGCTGATACCAGTAGTCGCCCCCTTGCGGGGCTTTACCCCCTGATTCTGCGCAAAAACGACACGAATCCACCCCCCATCAGACAGCCCCGGGGGAAACGGTTTAGAGCGATTATTTTTCCGGGTAAGGGGTATGGTACTAGGGGCGAAAAAAAACCGCCCGGGGGCGGTCATATGGTCTGTCAGCGGTCATTGTCTAGCGCGGAACAGCGCTTCGTTTACGTTAGAGTACCGGCCTAGTGGTATAGGTATTTTCTCCCGGGTCTGTTTGCAGACCTTGAACCCCCGTTCCCACTGGATGAAGGTTGATCCGGGGGGTATTTCCTGAAGGGTGTTCACTAGCTCTACGGGCGCGGGATAGATAGCCTTCAGGTATTCCGGGGTTTTGTCGGTGATAGCGTAAATCACTGAATCACCCCGGCGGCCTTCATGGCGAGTCGCCAATACTTTGCCCGTCTGCCCGGGTTGCTCCGAGCGAAGTGCATTGATCGGTCAATCCATTCTCCGGTTCGATAGTCTTGTTCGATTTCGGTCATCATCCATTCATACACTTCCCCCCGGGCGGGGGAGCATGAAGGGGTAGAGTATTCCCTCATCAACCGTACAAGTTCTCGGAAGGTAACGGTATCGGATCGGGTTGTAGATTCCCCATCCGGGCAATAATCTTCATCATCTTCCGGCGCGGGGTAGACAATTTCGCAGAAAGTAACATTAATCATACGTCCTCCGAATAATCTTCAAGGGCAGAGATAAGTCCGTCATAATCCTCAGACGGTCCCAGTAAATCTGCCATCATGTAAACAATCCCGGGATCAATTCCGAAATCCTCTGCCAGTCCGTTTAGATATTCTTTTCTTTCCATGTTTCACCCCTCCACCCGTTGAACGGTTGCTTTTCTTCCATGTTCCCGGCGAAGCAAGCGCATTCTGTCTGCCACTAGCTTGCGGAGTTTCAACGATTGAACCGCGCGGTGTTTCGGCAGAACCCTAAATTCTGCAATCGGGTGATAGCCTGAAGTCGCCAGCGGTTTATCGGGATCAATATTGAACAAGCGAAGCAATTGATTCCAAGTTGTAACGTGAACCCTGTAAAGGGGGCGATTGATCCATTCTTCGAAAGTCATCTCAAACCCCCAGCGGGTAACGGTTATCGATAAACACGAAAGCCTCGCCTGATTCATCTGGCAAGCCTCCCCGTGCAAGCTTCCCGGTCCACCCTTCCCGGCGAGCGAGGGCGAGGGCGGCGGCAGCGTGAGCATCATCGTCTGACCAATACGAGATTACGAGCGATTGAACCCCGGAAGCGGTAGCCTTTACCCGTGCGCCTAACCGGTCGGTTGCCGGTAGTTTTTTGGTGATAATCGCTTTCATGGTTTCCCTTTTGTCAATTCAGCGGGAACGTCATCCCCCCATGAAGCGGCGACATAACAGCGCATCGCGGCGATTAGTGGCGTGGGTCCGCTTCCCATAATCAAACCGTCCGGCGTCGAACAATCAGCCGTCCATAAAGAATCGTCGACGCAATGTAAATCAATCCATTCCCGCTCAATAATCGGCCCACCTTGCGCCCAGTTGATTGATGGCTCGTAATCAATATTTGAATCCTTGCCGATCCACAAAAGAACTGAGTCGCCAAGAACGCTTACATCAAGACGCTCACATTTCGCCACTGCCCAGTCAAGGGCGGTGCTGGTTAATTCGGCGGTTTTCATTTTCATTCCCTTATATAGTCTGAAGTTGTCCAATAATCATCGAGCGCGGGTTGCATTCCTACGCCTTCCGGTCCCTGCCATATCCACACAATGTCGCAATCGGGGTAAGCGTTGAGGCACTGTTCCTCTGCGTGGTCGGTATCCTCGGCGTGACACTGAAACCCAAAAGGCGGATCAAGTGGTGTCAGGATATTTTCAATCCGGTAAAGCACAACATAGTTTTTCATTATTTACCCTCCATCAATTCCGTCAAAATATCAATTTCATCGCCTCGCTTGCTAGCAACGTAGCAGCGCATTGCGGCGATTAGGGGCGTAGGACCGTACCCCCATCGCCCACCCGCGCCCTTAGCAGTTATGCTAGGCCTTGCTTCCCATTCCCTGCCGCGCGAGCAGGGCACGTTGCGGGAGATGCCGATTTCGTCTCGCTCAATAATTGAACCAGCTTGTGCCCAATTAGTTGAAGGATTAAACCTGCCTCCCATGCTCATTAGAAAACAGCGGTTGATTCCGTCGTCAACATAATCAACGGCTACCCCTTCACACTTTGCAACTGCCCAGTCAAGGGCAAGCCCTGTCAATTCTGAAGTTTTCATTATTTCCCCCCGCTGATAATGTGAAACCGTTCGAATAAATCACCGAAAGCAAACAAAAGCCGCTCGCGGTTTTGTTGATCCGCCCGGAAATAAGCCTGAGCTATGCACATTGCAAAGCCTCCCCCTATTTTGTCCATTGTGTGCGCGGCTTGATGGATATCGGAGTGAGATAGATTAGGTGTCCGATCAATCATGATTGATCCATGTGAGTGAAGTCAGCGAACAGCCAAGCGCATGAAGATATGCCGCGCTGATCATGGCGCAAGTGCGGCGACGGCTTATCAGTCCCCAGGGGGAAGTGATACAGCCGCTCGCATTTAAACCCGTAGCTTCGAAGGGCTTCGACCGTTGCGCTGTACCGGTCCCGGCCAATTGCAACGCGGAATCCGTCGACAAGCCGCTCATGGAAGTGGGACCCTGCGGCTTCGCATTCCTTCATGATCCGCAGGCGCTCAGGCCAATCTCGTTCAGCGTAAGGGGTGCGATCAAGCATGGCGACCTGCCTTCAGAATCTTTTCAGCGGCCCCGAATATCCGCTGGGCGGTTTTGTCACTGATAGCGGTATCACGCGCCCAAGATTGAACATAGCCTCGGGATTCAGCTAGTCCCGGGACGCCTAGCAAAGCGCAACAGATGAATGCAACAGACTCAGCCTCCACTTCCCTGATATCTCTCGGGGTACGCTCGGAATCGTGCATTGCAGATTCTTCTGTATGTCCGAGCACAATATGCGCTAGTTCATGAAACCTAGTCTTGTGCGGCAAAGCCGCTACCGGATTGATAGCAATCGTCCTGCCTGAGGCATACCCTTGGCAGTTGCCATCAGACAGAGCGAAAGGGACTTCCGAGATATCAAGCGCGGAAAGTGCGAGGGATTTATCCCATTCAGGGATTACCCTTTCGTTCGCATAATCTGCCCCGTCGGTCTGAGACAAAACAAACCAATTATTCTTGAGCGCGAAAGTTTGAAAGATATCTGCCTCTTTGTTTTCTTTTTCTTTTTTAATTGTGATCGGCATTATCAGGGCGATTGCTTTCTCCCCTTTGCGCACTTGCCTCCCGAGTTCAGTCCATTTCTTATAAGTTGCAATCGGGCCGAGCGGGATTTTCCGGCTAGCGCATTGACTCCACGCTAACAGTTGATTGCCGACAGAGTAAGAGTGAAAAGCCGAATAAGCTTCCGAGATAATCCCCGGGGTTTTCAGAACATCATCCAACAGACCGGACCAGTTTGCTTTATCCATGATTATTCCTTCAGTTGTGTTTTATTTAATGGGTGACAATTACAGCAATCGGTGAATCAACATAGTTCAATCGCACGGTGTACCGTCCGAAACCCTCCCGTTTAACGATAAAGCGGCGAACCCCGGGAACAATCTCGGCGTTCCTGCAATATCGTAGATAAAAGGCGAGAGAAACCCGGGGTTCGGCGGTTGAAAACTGCGGGGTATCCGCAAAGTAAAACAAGCCAGCGGTTTTCATGCTTCCCTCCGTGCGATAAATCTGCCGAAGCGAGAGTGAACAAAACCGACAGTTCCGCGCGGGTAACAGGCAAGCCATTCCAGAGCATCCGGAAGGTTTTTCGCGCAGTGAGAATAGGCGCGACGATTAGCGCCCTCAGTTTCTACAATGGTGACTTGCAGGGGATGAGTGATAAACCGGATTAGACGGTTAAATCGCTTAAACATGGGTTTCCTCGATCAGTTGATTTAAACTCGCGATAACAGCGGGGACGGCGCGGAGCGCGACAGTTTTAGCGCGGCTCGTGCTTCGCGTTGAGTGTAGAAATGGCCGAAATAGACGTATGCATGCCCGTGCCGTATGTATGCCGCCCAGCCGAAATCAGTCTTGATAAATTTCATTTTGTCCCCTTTATGCCGTTATATCGATTAGCGGGTGATACGTGCCAAGGCAAGCAACGGGTTCGACGGATTTACATCCGAGTCTATTTCGCGCGCATTCAATTGCCTGAGCGAAACTTTCAGCCTTGATATAGACATATCTCGACTGAATATCGAAATGTGCGAAAACCTTAAACACAAAAGCCATTTCTTTCCCCCTTCCCGGGTTGCCCGGTAAAAAAAACTACAGGCAACCAAGATATCACGGTTTAAACACTAGTGCAAGCGGTCAAGTAAGCGCTAGTGCAAGGGGTGTTGATGACATATAAAACTATATGCGCGCCCGCGCGTAGCAAGGGCTATGCCATGAGCGTTCCGAAAAAGTGGAAACCGCGCTGGTTGAATTAAAAAGGACCGGTTGATGTCCTGATACCTGCCGGGGAAAAAACGGCTCAAATCGCGTTTAAAGCGGTTTTAGAAGCTGTCGGTTTATACAGTGTTTTGGGGTTATCCACAGAGTTATCCACAGGATGTCAACAGAATGTAGTTGCTAACAGCTTATCAACAGGCGCTTGTGGAAAGGTTGTGGATAAGGTATAAGTGCGAACAATTGTTAATCGGGAAGCGGAAAGGGATAGGGGAAGGCTATGGTCAATCGGAACGGTGAAGTCGATTACATAAAGCTATTGGATGAGGCGGGAGAAGATGCTGAGGGCGAGGCGGATGAAATCTTGTTGGATGAGAGGCTGAAGGCGCTCGGACTGGAAACCGGCGAAGCCGAGAAGATGGCGGCCTTGGCAGAGAAACCAAGAGAGAGACAAGACGGAACCAAGACAGGAACACCAGTCAAAACCCTCAGACCACTAACAGGGCAACAGATAGCCTTTGCTCAGGGAGTTATAGAGGGAAAGCCGCGCCGTCAGGCGTATAGGGATGCATACCCCAATCAGCAAGGTTCAGATGCAACCATTAGCGCGGCGGCACATAAGCTGGCAAAGGACCCGCGGATTACAAAGATGATCCAAGACGGTTGGAGCGAGACAACGGAAGCGCTGTCAGATGATCTACAAGCGACGAAGCGTTATGTCATGCGGAGCCTAGTGGCTCTCAGCAAAGCCGGAAAGCAGGAAGGCTCTCGCCTGAAGGCCTTGGAACTCCTCGGCCGTCACGCTGGAATGTGGATACCGGAGAAAACCGCACCGGAACAGCCAGTCACAGCGGAGCAATTGAGACGCGAGTTGACGGCGCATCTGAAGCTGGTCGGGAAGTGAACCCCACCGTACCCGGACCCCCATGTGTGCGCAACGACCACCCGTTATGCGGTTACGCTCTAATCCACTCTCCCAATTACCTCTCCATCACCCCCCCTTATCTCCCCAATCGCCACCCCCCGGGGGTATATATAAATTTTAGAAACATTTGTGCGAACAATTAAGTTATGTCAAGAACGAAGGC